AGACAGTCCACCCTTGGTTACAGTATTGAACTTGTCGATATCAAATGGAGTCTTGTGTTCCTCCATGTGATAGAACTCATAACGTTCTTGTACGTTCTCAACGTAGTCATGACCTACATGTTCGTCGAACGATACTGCCAGGGCCTCCTGTAGGATTGCTGGGATCGCGTCCTTTGATACTTTCGATTCACCTCCGTCAGCAATCTTGATCGATTCGAGTAGAGCGAGATAGATTGCCCTGTCCTTACACCACTTTTCCGTAGTGTCAAGTAACCAGTTGTACTCGACAGGCGTATCTTCGAACGACTTGAGGGTTTGAACAGCAGTCTGGTAATTTTCTTCAGTAATGTCTTTCCTGTTCTGAAGATTGATAATAAGGACTTCCGAGGTAGGAACTGTATCGTAGTTACTAGCGAAGTTCCATACCTCTTCATAGATAATACGTTCATGATAGTCTTCAAAGTATTCTGGTTTTACGAAAGGAACAACCTTTCGGTAAAAGTTTTCATTATAGAGAAGGTTCCTAAGAACCGTAGTTTCAATCTTCTGATCCATACATAAACTCTTTCTTTGCCGATTCGTCAAGTGCTTGCATTATTTCGGGGGTGAAGTATTTCTCGGGATCAGCAAGAATAACAGAAGGATAAACAGAGGATTCACCAACAACGACACGATTCCCCTTACGAGTGAATACTCCGTGCTTCTCACCCAACTCCAGTAATCCATAATACCTGTCCAGTCCACGTGAGTCATAGTACAACCTCGTCTCTGCTTTAGATCCTTCTTTAGTTAGACGGGACTTCTTCGCCTCACATTTAACAATGTTTCCGACCAGATCAGTTCCTTCTTTTTCTTTCTTTTTGCTGAGGAAAAGAATGGTACTGGCGGAATATTTGAGACCGACTCCACCGCCCATCTCTTTAGTTGGCACGTAAGATCCGATAACATCATAGGTGTGATTGGTAACTAGCATCGGGATATTCGCTTTACCAAGTCGAAGTGTTAGAACTCGGAAGGCACCTTTGATAAGTTGAGATTTCGTCATGTCACGAACCTGCTTATCATTAGTAATGTCTTCCATCTCCTTAGAAGAGGAAAGCATCCCCAAGGAGTCTAACACAAACATCAGTGGTTGACGTTCATCTTTAGGTTGTTCTAAGTATTTATCGACGATCCTCAACGATTGAGTTCGGAACTCTTCAATCGTATCTATTGGCATAATGATCATTCGCTTAGAGTCGATGCCACGACTCTCAATCATAGCTCTAGAAATAGCAGACTCAGTTTCGAAATAAATGACTCCAGCATCAGGATTAGACTCAAGGAAAGAACGAACGACACTAAGGCAAAAGAAAGTCTTCCCCGTCCCCGATTCTCCTGCCAGGGCAGTAATTTTATTGGAAGGAAACCCTCCAAAAATGCTGCCACTAACCATGGCATTAAGGATATAACTACCAGTATCAACGTAAGATTCAATATCGCCAGCAGCAATCCCATCACTAACGAAGGAAGCATACTCGTTCTTGCTATCTTTGATAACAGTATCTAGGAAATTCATATCAGAAAAAGGATAAAAGGGACACAGATTTTTCGTACTTCCAACCAATACATTCTAGCACATTCTTGAGCGGTTCAAAGAATGACTTCTCAAACTGTAGGGTGTAGTCAATGTACTTCGTTAGTTTGAATTCTGGGGGAAGATCTTGGAAGAATGAAATTACATTCTCTTGGATGGGATTGGGGGTCTTGAGGTAGAGAAACTTGATCTTCTCTCCTTCTTGGATAAGAGGGTACTTATGAGTAAGTTTATTACTTCGAACAAGGTAATTATACAATAATGAACCTCGGACATGAATAGGGCAACCCTTTGTATAAATGTCTTGACTAGACGTGTATTTCTTGAGACCATTGACACCTCGGGGGAAAGCAATATTGACACAGTTTTCTTTCTTAGTATCTTCTTTTACCCTATCAATATAATCAATTAGAACATCATTGTCTTCATTGATAATGATCTCATAAGCTTTGAGAAGTTTATCCCTAAAGAAAGATGGGGTGGAAGACCTAGCAGTTTCCATACCACAGATCTTCATCTTTGGTTCGGCATAGCGTACACCTTCGCTATCCCACACGTTGAGAATGTATCGCTTCTTGGCAGTCCAGATAGCACGGTCAGCGATGTTCTCACGCTTCATCTTCATCTTCTGTTCATATGCCGAAACGTAATTCGCAAGTTCCTGATAACTGGATTCGATGAATGGTTCCAACTTTTCTTGACAGATCTTGTCAAGTATCCCCACAATTGCTGTTTTGTCGCTAGACTTAGCACTAAAAAATTTAGTAACAAGAGGTCCAAGATTAAGATAGATTGAGTCGGTATCGCTAGCGATGACATAATCGACATCCTCCGTTGACAACAGTTTATTTAGATATTCATTCATTTTGTTCTCAATCCAACGGATCGAGAGCTGACCAGACATTGTGATTGCTTCAGCAATCTCAAGACGATAGTATCGAAAGTGCTCATTACCAATGGCACCATAGGCAGAGTTCAGTTGAATCTTACGTGCCATCTGAATGTTATTACAGCGGGCAATCTCTTTCTTCAACTCAACAGAGGGTTTCTTCTCATACTGCTGCTTAGCGGCGAGCATACGCTTCTTGTAGATAGTACGTTCCTGATAGATCTTGTCCATCAGTTCGGGCAGGAACCCTCGCTTATTGGTGTCGTAGAACGTACCGTTAGCACATAGAGTCTGACCACATAGATCAAACAGTTCGATCTCTTTATTCAGAAGACGATCTACAGTGGCAGTGGGATGCCTGTAGTCCTTAAGTGTCTCTGGCGAGAGATTATATTGCATGATCAAGTGTGGATACAGGGAGTTAAGGTCAAAGGACACAACCCAATCATAAATTCCTGGGATAGGTTCTTTGACATATGCTCCAGCATACTTGTTATCTTTCCTACTCTCGTGCTTGGGAGGAATAACAGTATTACGTTTAGACAGATAGACATAGATAATGTTGTCCCACATACGTACCTGTGAGTACACATCCTCAAAGTTCACCTTAGCATCATATGCCATGGTGATAGCGAGTTCGATCAACTTCATCTTGTCATCTAGCTGGTCAACCAGACGAACGTCGATGATATTATATTCGACAAACTTCTGCCAGTCTTTCGTGTAGAACTCTTTGAAGGTATCAAACTCACTGTGGTCAAGTTTCTTCTGCCCAAGTTCTACGTTGGCAATATGATCCAGACGATAACTCTCCTGGTTTGTGTACGTAAACTTCTTGTACAGTTCTAGATAATCAAGGCAAGAGACACCACTAATGTCATAGGCAATCTGCTTACGTCCCTTGATATAGATCTCACGATACAGGATACTGTTCCATGGAGAGATCATCTTAGATTCTTTCTCACCAATGATCCTATCGATACGCTTGATAATGTACGGCATATCGAACAGTTGGACGTTCCAACCCGTGATCACATCAGGGAAGTTAGAAATCCAATAGTTCAAGAATCCCTTGAGCAACCCCACTTCTGTATTGAAATGTAAGTAATGTACTCCAGAATCTTTATTGTCAAAAGGACGTGAACCAAATACAGTAATTCTACCAGTGTAAGAATCTTTAATGCTGATCAAGAGAATCTCCTGGTCAGCAGTTTCAATATCAGGAAACCCGTTTTCAGCAGCAGTCTCGATGTCAATCGTAAAGATACGAATGTGTGACATATCAAACTTCATTTCATCCCAAGGATACTCCTCAAGGATGTACTGGTTATTAAATCGAGTCTGACCATAGACAGGGAAATCTGCCAGATCTTTATGGGTCTCGATAAATTCCTTAGCATCTTTGATTGTGCCCTGCTTTACAGGACGAACATACTTGCCGTCCAGAGTCTTCCAATCAGATGGTTGTTTGGTGGGAAGGAATAAAGTAGGATTGAACTTTACTCGATCACTGAATTGCTTGCCGTGGTTGTATCCACGGACAAGCACGGTGTTTCCAGACTGCTGTACACTGGTGTAAAACTTCATTCGCTAACGTCTTTGCTTCTCAGATCATAATAAAGTGCTGATGTCATAGCATCAGGTTCGGCAAGAACAGTGATGTTGCTAGATCTAACGATCAACTCACGATCATCACTGAATGGTGGAAAGGGGATAACCCCATCCTCAGTCACCTCACAGGGGTATTTTAGCACACAATCGGGATCCCCGAACTCTGTTTCGGGGATCTCTTCAACTTCAGCCACTAACCAGTGACCATCAAACTTCAACAGCTTCGTCAACATTATCAACAACTTCAAGGGGAGCAGTGTTCTCATTCATGGCAGCGCCTTTGGCAATTGCTTCAGCAATCGCTTCTTGCTGTAGACGGAAGTTTTCATTCTCCCGTGCCTTCTGTGATTCTACTTTCTGAAGATAGGCAGAAGCAAGTCCAGCATCAGGAACGCCAATAGTAAGAATACCATCGTAAGGAATACGATACTGACTATCGATAGAATATGGACACCATTTGGTGTACTTCACCTGAAGATCCTGCTCGGCGTTCTCTTGTCCATCGACTGCCATCAGTGACAGTTCATAAGGATAATTCATCACTAAACAAATTCCCTTTCTTTCTTCACCTTCACCTTCAAATACTTCTTGAAGAATGGTAATAACCTTTTCTCCAGTACGAAGCACCACGATAGAGGGATTCAACGTAGAACCACCTTGTTGCTCATCAGCCATTTTGTTTTCTCCTTCTTTGTAAATACTGTTCAAATTCTTTTGGATTTAGCAGTGGATATTTTGGTTGAACTATGTTCAAGTAAGAGTCTAGCACATAATCTATTGGTTCAGCAACCGTAACAATCTTATCAAAACTTACTTTATATTCAGACGCTGACGAGAAAGGACTCCAGGGCAAAAAATTAATCTCAGGTTCTTTCTCTCCTGGGATCAATGTCAATGTCATTGGCATCGTGAATTTAAAGCACAGCGACTCGCCGTTTTTATCAACCAGTTCGTCAAGCTTTGTAATAACTTGTTCCCCAGATGAAATATGGACTATTCGAATCATAGCTACTAAAATCTCCACCACATTATAGCAAAAAAAGACAGGACCCACAAGGGGTCCTGTGCCAATATTTATTCTGTCAACAGCTGTCGGTCCACAGGTTTTCCACCAATTTCATACACCGTTCTCTTCTGGTGTTCTGGAATAATTTTCTCCAGCGAAACACACAATAGACCGTCCGCAAAAACTACATCAGTAACTCTAACATCATCTCCTAGTTGCCACGTTCTAGTGAACGATCTCTTCGACACTCCTTTGTGTACATACTCGACTTTAGGATCCGTCTTTGCATGTGTCGTGGCAATTCTGAGAATGTTTGATTCAGTAGATACTTCAATCTCCTCTGGTTTAAATCCTGCCAGAGCAATTTGAATTTCGTAGTTACTGGTGTCATGTTTGATTAGGTTATACGGAGGATAGTTCTTATCATGTTGTGTCATAGATTCCAATCTATGGAACATATCATCCAAACCAACAAAGTGAGGGGAATAAAGATCCCACTGGTAAGCGTTTGTCATTATAGTTCTCCTTAAGTAAGCGAGAGTTAGTTGTATGGAC